TTGATTATACCGATATGATTTTAGAATTTATTAAGATGAATAATGCACCACGTTTAGATGTTGTGATCGTTGATGAAGCCCAAGATTTAAGTTTGATACAATGGCTAATGGTAGAGCAGCTCATTCGTAAAGCTGATCGTGCTTACATTGCAGGTGATGATGACCAAGCTATTTTTAATTGGGCTGGTGCTGACATGGGTAGACTAGGTAAGTTACAATGTAAAAGAGAAATATTAGATAAGTCATATCGTATTCCAGGTAAGGTGCATACCATAGCACAAAAAATTATTACACCGATAGTAGATAGAGTTCCTAAAGTATGGCAGCCAAGAGAAGAAGCTGGTGATGTTCAATACCATCGTACACGATTGAATCCTCACATGAACTTAACAGATGGAACGTGGTTAATATTAGCAAGAACAAATTATTTATTAGATCAGTTGGCCGAGGATCTTAAAACGAGAGGACTATTCTTTGAACGATATGGTAGGTCAAGTGTATCTGAAAAAATGTTGAATGCTATCACAAGTTGGAATCATATACAAGAAGGTGGTTACATTCCATTTAAGATGTTGAAAGATATGTATTATTATATGTCAGGTAATAATCATATTGCTCATGGATATAAAGAGCTGCGTGGCGCTGATGAAGAAAAAAGTTATGACCATGATACGTTGGTATTGCATCATGGATTAAATGTTCATCAAGATAGGCCTTGGTATGTAGCTTTGGATACTATTCCAGAGTCACAGCAAATCTATATCAATGCAGCATTACGACGCCAGAAAGATTTTAATGTATCGAAAAATATAAAATTATCTACGATTCATGCAGCTAAAGGTGGCGAAGCAGACAATGTTATGGTACTAACAGACTTACCAAAAAAAGTTGACGACAACTATTTTTTGCAACAAGATGACGAGAGGCGAGTGTTTTATGTGGGAGTTACAAGAGCAAAGAAATCATTACACATTATTGAATCAGAATCTACTCGAGAGTTTAGAGAAATTTTTTAAATGAAATATCAAGTTTTGGGAAATAGTTTTAAAACAAAAAAAGAATGTTTATCTTATTTTAGAAATCAATTGTTATTGTTTGATAAACCAAAAGGTAAAACTTATGTTGAGTTAAATGAAGACACACCAATAAAAAAATCTGAAACAAAAAATCTTTATTTAGATTTTATTAACTCCGATGAAAAATGGAAAACATATAAATTTAAAAACAAAGATCCTAAATATTGGTACATTGTTTTTCCTGCTGATCAACAAAGAGCATTAGGGTTTAGGCTAACAGATGAAGATAAAGAAATACTTCATAAAGGAATTTCTGTTGTTTCTTATAAAAAGTTTACTTGTTTTTATTCTCCTACTATTAATTTAAAACAAGAAGAAAACGAAGCAGCTCGTTACGAAATTCAAAATCAAACTTTAATATTTAAATATAATCAAGAACCTTTGTGTACTAAATGCAAAAAAAGTTTTGAGTATAATCAACTTGTAGTTGATCATATAAATGAGTTTGATGGTATCTTTAAAGAGTGGAAAGAAAATGTTCCTACAGTTAGTGAATTACAAAAAGTAGAATCAAGTTATTCAAAAAAATTTAAAGATAGAGAGTTAGCAAAATCATGGCAAGATTTTCATTTTAATGTAGCACGGTTACAATTGCTTTGTGAACCTTGTCATAACAAAAAACATAACAAATGATATCACAAGATATTTTAGAAGAAGCTAACAAATTAATAGGTGGGGATCGCAACGATGACTACGGCGATAAGCTTACCAATCATAAGAACATTGCTGCGTTGTGGTCTATTTTCCTCCAACGAAATATCACTCCCCATGATGTGGCAATGTGCATGGCTTTAGTTAAAGTAGCACGACTAATCCATTCACATAAAAAAGACAGCTATTTAGATTTAGCTGCCTATGCAGCTATTGCAGGCGAGATAGAGGCACGGACAAATAAAGATAATATTTCTTTTGAATCTGAAGGAGAGAGAAGGGGGCGCATGACAGACATTGCCATAAAAAAATGGCATGAAGATAGAAAGAAAAAATAATGAGACAACCATCCTTATTCCAAGCACCTAGTGAGTGGATACCTCCAGAGAATATACCTAACTTAGAAGAAGCAACAGAGATTGCTATTGATTTAGAAACACATGATCCAGGATTAAGAACAACAGGACCTGGTTGGGCTACTAAAAAAGGAAAAGTTATTGGTGTAGCGATGGCCGTGGAGGGTTGGAAAGGATACTTTCCTCTTGCACATCCGGGTGGTGGTAACTTTGATGAGAAAGTTTTTAAACGACAATTAAAAAAGATATTAGATCTACCGTGCGATAAAATATTTCACAATGCTATTTATGATATTGGTTGGTTAAGTGCCATGGGCCTTGAAGTAAAAGGCAGGATTATAGATACGATGATTGCTGCACCACTCATCGATGAGAACAAAAGAAATTATTCTTTAAAAGAAATAGCACAAGAATACATAGGAGAAACTAAATCAGAAGCTGGCTTGTATGAAGCTGCAAAAGACTTTGGTGTTGATGCAAAAGCAGAGATGCATTTGCTCCCGGCTATGTACGTTGGTCCATATGCCGAGCAAGATGCTGCAGTTACATTGAAGTTATGGCAAGCATTAAAGGTAGAGATTATTAAACAAGAACTAACATCGGTATTTAATTTAGAGTCAGAGTTGTTACCTATTTTATTTAAGATGAAACAAAGAGGAGTGAGAGTTGATATTGAAAAAGCAGAGCGTGTTAAAGAAGATTTTAAGAATACAGAGAAGAAGATACTACATAGCATATACAAAGAGTGTGGTTTTGAGATGGAGATTCTCTCTCCATTGTCTATTCAGAAAGCTTTTGATAAGCTTAAGATAAGTTACAATAGAACAGCAACAGGATTACCTAGCTTTGATAAGAACTTTTTATTGACACATTCTAATCCGTTCGCACAAAAGATAGTTCAAGCAAGAGAGATGAACAAAGCTTATACAACATTCATTGATTCTATTTTAAAACATGCACATAAAGGACGTATCCATGCGGATGTAAACCAATTAAGATCGGACACAGGTGGGACTATTTCTGGGAGATTAAGCATGCAAAATCCCAACTTACAACAAATTCCTGCAAGAAATCCTAAAATTAGTCCAAAGATAAGACAATTATTTATTCCAGAAGAGGGCGCACAATGGGGAATCTTTGACTATTCACAACAAGAACCACGTCTATTAGTACACTACGGCGCTATAATTAGTGAT